TTTTGCCTCGCAACTCCGCACCACATGCGGGGACAGTATACGGGCGTCCGAGCGACGCCTCAAACCTCCTTTGGGGGTCGCAAGGCCCCCACTTTTTACAGACCACAAAGGTGCAATGCACTTCGCGGCCCCCGGTCAAAACCAACGCATGGGTACTGCGTGGCCGGGGGATATTTTTTCTGAGAGGTAATCGATGGCATACGACATGAAAGACTGGTGGAGAGACAGCGGCAAAGAAGAACAGCGCATCAACGGCATGAGAAACGGTGCCATGAGAAGGGCCAAGAAGCGCGGCATTAAGTTGAGCCTGGCCGAGATCCGGGTGATGACGGAGGAGCAGTTGAGGGAGGCGTGTGGATAGGGTTTTCAAGAATCGTCCTGACGGGCTTTATTCCTTCATTGGGGTAGAGTCTCCGACCGTCGGGGCGATTCTCGGAGATTCTATCAAACCCATGGAGGCGATGAATGGCACGGCCAGAGCGTAGGGATGTTGATTATTTCCCGTTTTATGTGAAGGACGGGAAGACACTGTTTATCCTTGAGTCGCAATATGGTTGCAAGGGAACTGGGTTCTTTACCAATGTGCTGAGATTCCTTTGCCAGACGCCAGACCACCATTACCAGATCAAGGACGAATCCGACCGGCTTTTCTTCTTTTCCCGGTGCCACTGTGATGAGGTTTCCGGCGCCGGAATGCTGGAAGTTATGCTGAAAACGGGGAAGTTATCCCGTAAACTCTGGGAAACCGCCGGAGTTATTGCATCAGAAGACCTCTTAACATCCATCGAGGATGCCTACCGGAAGAGAAATAACAAGATAATCACCATTCAGGAGATAGAGGCAAAATACATAACTTCCGGCGATAACCAAGTAAACGGCGCCGATAACCCCACACTAAGAGAGGGATTACCGGACGATTCTGAAGCCGATAATCCACAAAGTAAAGTAAAGAAAAGAAAAGAAAAAAGAAAAAAGAAACCCTTAACCCCATGGGATGACCAGGCCATAACGCTCAATGATGCTTTCAGGGATGCCGCAAAAAAGAAGGGCCTTAACAACGGGCAGGTTGAATCCACCTTCGAGGCCTTCAGGGACAAAGCACTATCGAAGGCATGGGAGTATGCCGATTGGATCGCAGCCTGGAGAAATTTCATAGACAACCAGATCAATTGGGGAAATATAAAGCTGGAGGGTAATACAGCAGGCTTCGGCCCGGGGTGGAATAAATGACCATCATCGACCGCAGCCAGCAATACAACCGGGAACAGTCGGACAAGGCCATACAGGCCATCGAATCACGCCCTGACACCACAAGCAAAGACCTGTACGCCCAATTCATAAAACTGTCGCAGGAGTCCATCAGGCTCCACCAGGAGATGCTCGCCCTGGACGGGAAGCTCCGCGATCGAACAGATCAGGCAGACCTCGAAACCCTGGAGCTTATCTGGAACAACATGATCATTTCCCATGAAATTATCCGGCAGGAGATGGAAAACATAGCCAATTACCGTGAGGAGGTGAAACATGCAGGCCGTTAAGCAGGTCAAGGACGATCACCCGATCATCTCATCATACGAGCTGCTGAACAAGCTCAAGGAGCAGGGAGAGGTCAAGCCCCTGGTGAACATCAGGAGCAAGATGCCAGCACTTGACCGCGCCATCGAGAACTTCAACGATGGGGAATTATACGCTGTGAGTGGACCCACGAAGAACGGCAAGACTACCCTGTGTCAGACCCTCACCAGGAACTTTGCCGAACAGCTCTATCATTCCCTGTGGTTCTCCTACGAGGTCACACCCAGGCAGTTCGTCCATTGCTTCGATGAATCCGACTTCCCCCTGTTCTACCTTCCCGACGGGCTCAAGGCGCGATCTATGGATTGGGTAGAAGGCAAGATCCTGCAGAGCCTTGAGCAGTACAATACCCGCGTCGTGTTCATCGACCATCTGCACTACCTGTTCGACCTGGTGCAGCGAGGCAATACGAGCCTGACGATTGGTAACGTAGTACGAAGGCTCAAGGGTCTGGCTGTTGCGAACAAGCTGGTGATCTTCCTGCTCTGTCACACCACCAAGCCAGGAGGAGAAACGGATTTGTCATACATCAGCATCCGTGACAGCTCGTTCGTGGCACAGGAAGCAGACAGCGTGTTCATGATCCAGAGGACAGGGGACAACGAGGGGCAGCTCCGGGTTGAATTCCATCGCAGGACGGGGTGTTTCCAGAGAACGGTGAATCTCACGAAGCATGGAAAATATTTCTATCAGTCAGACGAGGAGGAATGATGGACACCTACACGTTCGATATACTCATTGAGCTGTTCAGGTCCGTGCAACACAAGCTGGAGGCCGAGGGCAACCCGCCTGACGTTATCGCCTACCGCTTCGCTCAATACGCAAAGCAGAAGATGAACCAGAAGAAGGCCAAAGACCGGAAGCCTGCTCTGAAGTTGGCAGATAAACTCGGGATATAGGAGGTAACATGGGCATTTTCACCGAACTCAGAAAGTCATGTCGGAACCGGGAGGACTACAAGGCGCAGAACATTCGGAAGCAGCGCAGGATCGACGAGCTGGAGGCAGAGAACAGGCGGCTCAAGCGCCAGATGGCTGCCATAGAGGACTTCTGCAGGAGATCGCTGGCATGAGGGCCCAGCACAGCTCAGAGTACGGCGAGCAGTGCGCCGTGTTCCAGTGGGCAGACCGTGAGGTCCGCTGGGAAACAGGCTATCTCTTCTCAACCCTCAATGGCGTAAAGCTCCCCGTTGGTCTTGCAGTCAAGTGCAAACGAGCCGGCAACCGCAAGGGCGTCCCCGACATCTGGCTGCCCGTCCCCCGCGGCGACTATCACGGCCTGGTCATCGAACTCAAGGTCAAGCCGAACAAGCCAACCATCGAGCAGACCGAGTGGCTCGAGGGGCTCAAGGCAATGGGATACAAGGCCCTCGTCTGCTACGGAGCAGATGAGGCCATAGCGGCAATAAAAGACTATCTCGGACCCAGATAAACCAAACCCAAGGAGGCATTATGAAAAGGCTCATCGGCATTATTCTGGCAAGCATTATCCTGGCGTCTGCAGCACAGGCGGCAGACTGTATCGCCACCTGCAGCTGGGACGGCCTACAGGTCAACGGCCTGCCCGAGGGAAGTCTGCCCGTGCAGATCATCATCTTCGACGCGGACACCCAGGACACCCTCACCCAGGCCGTATGTCACATGGGCCAGCGTGGATGACTGCATCAGGTGGCTGTACCAGAACATCGGCACCAAGCCCACTCAGGAGGTAGCGGGCTCAGGCATGGCGGGGGGTGCAACTGCGCGGCCCCTCGCCGGTTCATAATGTTGACGGATAAAAAGACCACAAGGCGGGGCATGGCAAGGCGAGGCGCGGCATGGCAAGGCGAGGCGCGGCGAGGGAGCCAATGGCTCAATGACTGTGAATCAGTTGCCAAGATCCGGGGTTCGGCACGGCCAGGCCGGGCTCGGCAGGGCTCGGCATGGTCCGGCAAGGTAGGGCCGGGCTTGGCAAGGGCGCAATGCGCAAGAACGAAAAACACAAGGAGGATAATTATGGGCAAGAAGGCACAGGAAACGGCTCAATGGCTGGCAGGGGTCCCTTATAACCCACAGGTCAAAAGGCTCAAGGACGCATATCCGAAACCAGAGGAGGGCCTGGTATTGTCCCATGATGAGCTGGAGGAACTTCTCAACGAGGAAAGAGGCTCACAGAGATACTACGGCGTGGTGAACTCCTGGCGCTCGTATCTCCTGAAAGATCTCGGCATTGATTCGGCATGGATCCAGGGTGAGGGCCTGAAGATCCTGGATCCGGCAGAACGGCTCAAGGTGGGAGAAGATCAGTTCCGGCACGGACTCAGGAAGACAAAGAGGGCCTTCAAGCGCACAGCCATTATCCCCAGGGACCGCCTGGATGATATCGGCAAGCAGAGATTCGATCATCACAGATGAAGGTCATGGCGAGAATGAGCACGGCCGCGATAGAGGCGAAAAAGGAGCTTGCCATAGAGCTGGCCCCTGTCAAGTCGCTGCCGAAGCCGACCGCATAATCCACTAACCCAAGGAGGACACATGGAAAGGACTTCATGCCTCTGACCCCCTCCGACATCTCAGAACTCTATCGCCGGTACTCGGACCGTCTGCTGCGCTACCTGATGGCCGGGACCGGCGATCTGTCTATTGCCCAGGATCTGCTCCACGATTCCTTCCGCTACATCCTGGAGAACGCCGAGCGCATCGATCTGACCCCCGATATATCAGGCTATCTCTACGAGTGCGCACGGGACAGGATGACCGACCACTGGCGAGCATGTAAGGAAAACGCCTCGTCAAACGTTAACTACTGTGATGAATCGCACGGATGCGAGGCCAACTATGAAGACCGGATGGAGATCGTTCGAGCATGCGACAAGATCCTGCACCTTCCCGATCTCCTCCGGCGCACCATGTTCAGGTATATCGGCGGGGCGGCTCCGAAGGTCCAGGCCGCACAGGACGGCGTGACGGAAGATGCGATCTGGGTCCGGATGCACCGGGCCAGGAGGATGATGGTCAATGTCACTACTTACTCGCAGGGGTCGGAAGGCACGATTTGACTCTCCGCTCGAGAACCTGCAGCATGTCATGGGGAACGACATCACCGTCATGATCCACGCATGGAATGACGTGATGGGCAATGGCGGCATACCGGACAGGAAGACCACCGATGACCTCCTCAAGAGGGCTTGCCGTGTCGCTCGTGCGCTCAACCGGTTCAAGACGGCGGCAGAGCAGGGGATGATCTGAGATGGCAACCTTTGAGCTGTTCAGGATCAGATCAACCGAGACCGAGACCATGGGCATCCTCCACATCAATGGAAAGCTGGCCTGTTATACCATCGAACCTCCCTTCAGGGGCAACCAGGACAACATCTCGTGCATCCCGGATGGGGTCTATGATGTCGTGCTCTACAAGTCGCCATCGAAGGGATCGGTCCCGCTCCTGCTCCGTGTTCCTGAAAGGGACTATATCGAGATCCACATAGGGAACACGGCGGCGGAGACTGAGGGCTGCATCCTTCCCGGCATGATGCCAGGACACCTCGGCGGGAAACCCGCAGTGATCAAGAGCAAGGACGCCTTTGGCCTGATCATGGCCGCAATGGGCAAGACAAAGCAAAGCATCGTGATCAAGACCATCTAGGGGAGGGCGCATCATTGAACGAGACCATCATCCAGGTATTGCTCCTCATCGTGGGCGGCCTCCTCTGTATCCTGCAGACCGGGGCCATCATGCTGTTCAAGGCCCAAGGAACCAGGCTTGAGGAGTATTGCAAGGAGAACGAGAAGGACCACGCTGCCATGTGCGCCAAGAACGAGAAGGGCCATGATGACCTGTGGCGGCACTTCAACCACCACAAGCACACGGACTGCGGCGAGGTGGTGCTCACCAGGGGGGTGGACGCATGACATCGGGGAAGCGAGGGAAAGAGCGCGGCGGATCCTGGCAGACATGGAAGAGGATCAAGGCATGAACCCGCTCAAGAAGATCGGCTCATGGTTCGGCCAGGGCGCCATCTGGTTCGACCGCTTCGTGAACTGGACCATTGGCAGGTGGGACAAGATGTGGTCCGACAAGGGCGGCAACACGAACGAGACCATCTCCCACACCCTGGGCCTGGAAGAGGCCGAGAAGCTGTTCATGCTCGTGGCTGCCTTCGGAGAGGCCGAGGTCTTCGGGTACAAGGACATTTCCATCGACGGCGACCACATGATCGGCGAGCTGTCCTCGGACATATGCGACTTCTTTCAGAAGTGGCATGCCCTTCGGTCCATCAACTGGGACCGGGACAACGCGAAAGAGCTTGAGAAGAAATGCCCTGGAGTCCGGGAGCTGGTCGAACGGTTCCTGGCACACAAGGGGATCACAGAATGAAACGACCGGAGGATCAAGACATGAAGAGCTGGAAAGTGATACTCGTATGCGGCTGGATCTTCGCCGTGGTGCTGTTCCTGACCGCCTGGCACATGGCATGCGCGGCCGACCTGCAGGTCACCTGGAATGCGAACACCGAGACCGACCTGGCCGGATACAAGGTCTATTATGCGCAGCCGGGCGACCCCGGGTGGGCGATCTCGGATGGGCAGATAACGTACACGCTCGGCACCCTGCCCAGGTCCACGTCGCTGATCCCCGGCACGACATACACCATGCCGGGAGTGCCCGGCCCGTATGCCGTGGCTGTCACAGCCTTGGATACCAGCGGCAACGAAAGCGCCCTGTCGGCGGTGGCGACGGCCCTGGTGATCGATGCTCCCCAGGTGATCGAGGTCCCGCCTATTGACGTGCCGCCCAACAGGCCGGTCCAGGTAATCATCAACATCAATCAGTGAGGCGGCCATGGCGCAGCTCGTACTCATCGACACGGGAACCCTCAGGTATGTGGATGGAGTTGCCATCAATGCGATTGGTGATCTCGTTTCCATCCACGATGACGATGTAGCTCTCACAGGACCTGGATATGTTAATTTTAAGATTGTAAAGGTTCCTGGCACTGCAGAGGAAGTTAGGCAGAGGCTTGATGCAAACCTTCCTGAAGTCAAACAGGCGTACAAGACGAATGCTCCTGCGGGAAAGTTTGGGTTTGATCGTCCTGAGGAGATCGAGGTCTGGAATGATAACGGGGTCTGGAGAAAAATCGAGAAGAGGCCCAAGTATCAGATCAACGTGGCAGTGGACAAGGAGCTTGAGGGGCAGCTTGTCGATGAAGTCCTGACCGCTGAGAGTAAGATTTCCCTGCTTGCAGCCAAAGCAGTCCCTAACGTGATAACCAAGACGGAGAACATGGTGGAGATCAAAGAGCTTGCAAAGGTAGCTGAGGTCGTTAAGGAGTAACCAATGGCATCAGCCTATTATGCCATCTGCCCTGGAACTGGCGGCACCAGCGATAAGAAAACCGGCTCTCCCACTATCACCATTGCAAGTGGGGTAGCCACTCTTTCTGTTGCTCAAACCGGAAATATAGGTCAGGGCTTCAGGATCACCTATGACACCAGCAAGGTGTGCTTCATCTCCAAAGTCAACTCAGCCACCAGCTTTGATGTGGTCACGGCTACAGGTGGTACTCCAAGCGATGAAGCCTCAGCGGTTACGGTCAATAGCATTGCGGCAGATTATGCCAGCTTGAGCGCAGCCGAGGCCGGGGCCAGTGACTCAAGCCACCTGAACACCTCAGACCTTGCGACAGCAAAAACGATCCTGAATCTGGTGTGTTATGCCGGGGCGAGTGCAGATACAACGGCTTGCACTGTTGATGGATATACTACAAGCACAGACTACTATATCAATATCTATGCAGCGAATGGTGGAACTCAATCATTAAGGCCCAATAGACATGCTGGAGTATGGGATACATCAAAGTATTACTTATCTTCCTACCAGTGCTTAATAATACAAGATACAAATGTATCTATAAGCGGTTTGCAAATTGAAATGGCTTCTACTGGTAATTATGCGTACGGAATACTTAGTAATATTGCACTGTCTAACGGAATTACCAGAAATTGCATTGTTAAAGACAACCAGACCGGAACTGACAGGTCATGCTATCGGTGTATTGGTGGGCAAATTTATGAGAATTGTATAGCCATAAACGGTGCCTATATAGGTTTTTGGTCAGGCTCTGGTGACAAGAATGTATTAAGAGTATATATCTATAATTGCACAGCATTTGGATGCGGCCGGGGAATTTATACGAACCCTGGAGGAACACGAGTTCGTAATTGTGCTGTTTTTAATAATACGGATGATTTCAATGGTACTTTTGAGAGCATTCAGTACTGCGCCTCTGATGACAATGACGGAACCAATGCAGTTGATATTTCTCCTGGGGCCACAGAAGCAGATGATTGGAATGCCGCTTTTACTGACTATGCCAATGGTGACTTCTCGGTAAAGGACACCGACTCCCCTCTCTACGGTGCTGGCACCGACCTTTCAGCCTACTTCACCACGGACATCGCTGGCACAACCCGCTCCACTTGGGACATCGGGGCGTTTGAATATGTGGCGAGTGGCGGGGGTGGCGTCTCCATCATCCCCATCATCATGAACCACCTCCAGAAAATGAGGGCCAACTAATATGAAAGAATACATCCAGGGCGGCACCTACACCATCCCGGTCGGACCCTTCCTCTCGAACTCTGACGGCGTGACGCACATCACCAGCGTGAGTCCAGCCGGGGACGTGTCCGCCATCATGAAGCACGGGTCCACCACGGTCCAGGCCCTGGGGACGAACTCCTGGGGAGCGGTGACATCCGGGGCCGGGTGGTTCTGGCTGACCCTGACGAACTCGAACACCGACACCCTGGGACCGGCCCGGATCGTGATACAGGACAGCTCCTTCCATCTCCCGGTCTTCCACGACATCTGCATCGTCACCACGGACTTCTGGAACGGGAAGTACGGCACGAACCCCTACGCCCTGGCCTCCGTGGTGGGGACACTCCCGACCTCGGCCACCCTGAACGCCCACATGGCCACCCTCATGAACTCGGAGGGGATCACGGCGAGGTTCGCTACCCTTCCAACGTCCGAGGGACTCACGGCCCGGATCGCCACACTCCCGAACAGTCAGACCCTGAATGCCCATGTTGTCACCCTGCCGAACTCCGCAACGGTCAGGGGGTGGGTTGTCACCCTTCCCACATCTGCCATGGTCGGACTGCTCCCGACCTCGGAGGCCCTCGGTGCTGCGGTAGCACCTCTGCCCAACTCCGCAACCCTGGCCGCAGGGTTCGCTACGAAACCGACCTCTGCAATGGTGGCCCTGCTGCCCACATCTGCCGGGGTATCCGCAATGATCGCGCCCTTGCCCAACTCCGAAACGCTCCATGCGGAAATCCTCACGCTGCCCAACTCGGCAACGCTCAACGCCCATGTGATCACGCTCCCCACGAGCGAGGTGCTCAATGCCCATGTCCTGACCCTGACCACGTCCGAGGGCATGGCCGCCCTGGTCGGATCTCACGACACCCGCCTGGTGGCCGTGGGGGTCCAGATCACCTCCCTGGATGTACGGGTTTCCTCCATCGCCCTGGGCGGCGGGGCAACTGCCGAACAGGTCTGGGACTACGGCTCCAGGACCCTGACCTCCGCCGGAGCTGGTGGAGCAACAGCCTCGGAAGTCCAGAGCGCATGCGCCCTGGTGGTGGCCGACCTGATCACCCCGACCTACCCGACATCGGCGGGGCTGGCCGGGCTCATCTCCCCATTGCCTAACAGCGCAACGCTCAACGCACATATCCTGACCATCCCGACCTCGGCAACTGTCCGGGGGTGGGTGGTAACGCTCCCGACCTCGCAGTCTCTGAGGGCCGAGATCGCAACCCTTCCCACTTCCCAGACCCTTAATGCGCACATCATCACATTGCCCACGTCTTCGGTCCCTTAATGCGCACATCATCACATTGCCCACGTCTTCGGTGCTGAGAGCACAGGTGCTGACGCTGCCGACATCGACCCAGATCTCCACCTTGCCAAACTCGCAGACGCTCAATGCTCACATAGTGACTCTCCCCACATCACATACCCAGGCCGGGCAGTTCGCAACCCTGCCCACTTCCGAGAACGTCCTCGGCCTGGTCGGTTCCCTGGACCTCAAGATCTCATCCCTGGACGGCCTCATGGCGACCTTCCCGAACAGCGGGGCGGTCTATGACATGATCTCTTCCCTCGATCTGAGGGTGCAGAGCCTGGATGTCCGTGTTCAATCGGTAGACGGTAGGGTTGCGACCCTGCCGAACAGTGCGGGGCTCTTCGCTCTCGTGGGGAGTCTCGATACAAGGGTGAGCTCACTCGACATCCGGGTAAGCAGCCTGCACAATTACTCCCTGGCCGACATCACCAGCGGGTTCTTCGGCTACGAACAGGACAGCGGCCATACCTACCTCCAGGCGCAGCGGGAGAAGTTCAGCTTCCTCTTGGGCGTGGCATCCGGCGGCGGGACGAGCACCCTGGTGTTCCGTGACAAGGGGGACTCCAAGAACCGGGTGAGCATGACCGTGGATTCGGCTGGCAACCGCTCCGCCGTGACCCTGGACGGTGACTGATGCTCGGCGGCGCTCTTCCCGTAAGGGCTCACCCCGAACTCGCCTTCCCCGGCTGGAACTCCTTCCCGCTATGGGGGCCGGAGACCGTCATCCTTCCCACCGGGCCGTTCACCATATCGGTCAAGGCATGGCGGCCGTCCATCCTGTTTGCCGCATCCAGGCCCACCATGACTACGACCTACGCAAGGCCGACCATCTCCATCGAGGAGCACTGACATGACAACCAAGAACGAGCGCATCGATCACGACCTGGAGATCAACGAGGGCGAGACCCCGAGCCTGCTCTTTACGGCCAAGGATGGGGACGCGGTTGCCATCACGGCGAACCTGATCTCCGGGGTATACGTCCGGGTGGATGATTATCATTCCGACACGGCCCTGATGGCCAGGACGGCGATCTCGTCCCTGACGAACCCGACCAGCTTCACCCTGTCGAACTCCATGACCTGTATCGTGAACTCGGGGAGGCCCTTCGAGTTCCGCTTCGTGACGGTAGAGTATATCTGGAACAGCAGCAACCACATACCGGACGAGTACGTCCTGAAGGTGCAGAACCTGAAGTACCATTAAGGCGGATGCATGGCTAAGAAGACCAGAGAGGTCACCGAGCGGGAGATCATCGCGTCCCTGAAGAAAACAGGGGCGAGGGTGGCCATCTCCGCACAGAAGCTCGGCATGTCTTACCAGGGCCTGTACCAGAGGATCAACAGGCACGAGAAACTGAGGGAGGCCCTCCAGAGCATCCGAGAACTCAGCCTCGACATGGTGGAGGATAAGCTATGGGCGGACGTGAAGAAGGGCGAGCACTACGCCATCTGCTTCTACCTGAAGTGCCAGGGCAAGCACCGGGGGTGGATTGAGACCGTCCGCAACGAGCACTCAGGCCCGGACGGCGGACCCATACAGACCGAGGACAAGAAGCCGGATTATTCCAAACTGAGCAAGGATGAACTTAAACAGCTCCATGAACTCTACGAGAAGCTCTACGCCAAGGATTAGGCCGGGCGACAAGAGCGACATAGACAAGGCCCTGGCCGAGAAGGATCTCGCGTTCTTCATCAGGGCCTTGTGGCGGTATATCGACCCCTCCCCGTATGTGGGCGGGTGGCACATCGCCGCTATCTGTGAGCACCTGGAGGCGGTAACCAGAGGCGAGATCAGGCGGCTCCTCATCACCATGCCGCCCAGGCACATGAAGTCCATCGGCGTGTCGGTTGCCTGGCCCGCCTGGTCGTGGATCTCCAGGCCGGATGCCAGGTTCCTCTTCAGCTCGTATGCGGCTAACCTCGCCATACGTGACTCGGTGAAGTGCAGGCGGCTCATTGAATGCCCTCAGTACCAGGCATGGTGGGCTGACAGGTTCGCCCTGACCTCGGACCAGAACACCAAGATACGCTTCGAGAACGACCACCAGGGGTACAGGATCAGCACCTCGGTGGGCGGGGCGAACACGGGCGAGGGCGGCGACATCATCGTGATCGATGACCCGCACAACGCCATCGAGGTCGAGAGCGATATACAGCGCCAGGCATGTATCGACTGGTGGGACGGCGCCATGTCCACCAGGCTCAACGATGCGAGGACCGGAGCCTATGTGATCGTGTGCCAGCGGACCCACTACCGGGACCTGATCGGCCATGTGCTGAACCAGGAGGATTGGGTCCACCTGAACCTTCCCGCCGAGTTCGAGCCCGGCAACAGGTGCGTGACCTCCATCGGGTGGGAAGACCCCAGGAAGGAAGAGGGCGAGCTGCTCTGGCCGGACAAGTTCAGGGGCGAGGACATCGACATCCTCAAGGAGAAGCTCGGGACGTACCGGGCGGCGGCTCAGTTGCAGCAGAGGCCCTCACCGAAGGGCGGGGGCATCATCAAGATCGATTGGTTCAACTACCTTCCGGCCGAGCCGTTCACCCTGGCGAAGATCCAATCCTGGGACACGGCTTTCAAGGAGGGCAAGGAGAACGACTACTCCGTCTGTGAGACATGGCTCCAGACAGAGGCCGGATACATGCTCTCCCATGTGTGGCGGGGTAAAGTGGCCTTCCCGGACCTCAAGCGCATCGCCGTGAGCCTCTACGAGAGAGAGAAACCCTCGGCGGTCCTGGTGGAGGATGCGGCCAGCGGCCAGAGTCTGATCCAGGAGCTGCGGAAGACCACCATCCCGATCATCCCGGTGAAGCCTGACCGGGACAAGATCGCACGGGCATCCGCCGTATCCCCGACCATCGAGGCGGGGAAGGTCTACCTCCTGGAAGGATCTGAATGGCTGCAACCGTTCCTTGACGAGTGCATGCAGTTTCCGGCTGGCGAGCACGATGACCAGATCGATGCCATGACCCAGGCGCTGGACTATCTCAGGAACAAGGGCGGAGCCTCCTGGACCGGCTCCATGATCGTGGGCGAATCCATAGCGAGCAAAGGGGACTGGTAGAATGAAGAACATCCTGGACATCTTCAGACGGAAAGACAATGCGGCTCCTGCGCCAGCCTCCGAAGAGAAACCCAAGGCACTGAAGCCGGGCGAGATCGGCTTCGCCATATCGAACCTGTACGGCACGGGTTCATGGTCCCGGTACAACCCGGACGAGCTCATGCAGAACAAGGGATACAAGGTCTATCGCCGCATGATGATGGACGATCAGGTCAAGGCATGCCTGCGGTTCAAGCAGTACAGCGTCATCAGCCGGAGCTACTACTTCGATGTGAAGGAGAACGAGGAGGGCAACCCGGATCCGCAGCACGAGGAGATGGCCGACTTCTTCGAGGCCGTGATCTCCCACCTGAGGGGGTCCTGGACCGATAAGCTCATCGAGATCCTCTCCGCCATGGAGAACGGATACAGCATCACGGAGAAGGTCTTCGAGCCGTTCACCTGGGATGGCAGGGCCATGTGGGGCATCAGGGACCTCAAGACCAGGCCCTTCGAGTCGTTCAATACCGGCATCACCACGGATGCGCACGGGAACATCGAGAAGATCGAGCAGGTATCCGGGGCCATGAAGGTGGAGCTGCCCCTGGACAAGGTGATCCACTTCGTCTACCAGCCTGACCGTGACCGGGTCTTCGGCGAGTCCGACCTGAGGGCTTGCTACCGGGCCTGGTGGTCGAAAGACATCACCATCAAATTCTGGAACATCTTCCTTGAGCGCATGGCCGGTGGGTTCAACCACGCCAAGGTGACCGGGAATCTCTCCGATGCACAGAAGGCGGACCTCCAGAAGACCATCGCCAATATCACGGCATCGACCGGCATCATCACCCCGGACACCGTGGACATCACCCAGATGCAGCCCCACACCACCACGGCCTACCGGGACGCCATCGCCAGCCATGACAAGGCGATCAGCAAGTCCCTCCTGGTGCCCAACCTCCTGGGGATCTCCGAACAGGATAGCGTGGGATCATACTCCCAGAGTCAGACGCAGTTCGATGCGTTCATGTTCGTGCTGGAGCATATCGGCAACTGCCTGGCCGAGGCGCTGAATGAGCAGCTGTTCCGCGACCTGGCCCTGTGGAACTTCGGCACCGAGGACTTCCCGGCCTTCAGGTGGGAGGAGATGAGCGAGGACCGGAAAGGCAAGATCGCGGCAATGTGGTCCGACCTCGTGAGCAAGGGCGCGGTCACCAAGTCCGACACGGACGAGGCGTACATCAGGCGGCTCGTGGGATTCCCCGAGAAGGCCGAAGAGGAGGAACCGGAGGACCCCATACCCGGCGAGGGTGAGATCTTCCCCATCAACGGGCAGGGCTCAGAAGAAGAGGAACCCGACAACGAGGACATCATAGAGGAGATCCCGGACGAGGAGAAGAAGGCGCACGTCCGGAAGATGTTCGCGGCCCGCCCCTGGATGCGCCGGGTGAACTTCACGGCCATCAAGAAGGAGATGGACCGGGGCGACCAGGCCCTGACCGATGACCTGAACGACCTCCTGGCACAGGCCAGGATCTCCATCGAGAAACAGATCGCCAAGATCGTGGGGGACAGGTCCATGGGCAACGTGGACCCGAAGGAGATCGAGGGGGTCAAGATTCCATCGGGCATCCTCTCGGCCATCAGGAAGACCCTGCGGAAGAACCTGCAGGAAACCCTGGACACATCCTACGAGCAGGCCAAGAAGGAGCTGCCGAAGAAGAAGATGAAGGCCGCCCCGAAGTACCGCCCCGGCATGGACAAGACGAAGGCGGAGAAGTTCCTCTCCTCCAGGGCCATGAAGATCACCGGGGTGATCGAGCAGAGGGTCCTGAACGCCACCCAGACCGTCCTGGAGAACGGCATCCGGTACGACAAGGCCCTGGGTACGACCATGAAGGAACTCAGGGAAGACACCGAGCTGGTCGGATACCTGCCGGACGTGGACGCTGCCGGCCGACCGGTGAACGTACCGGCCCGGTTGGAGAACATCGTGCGCACGAACACGGCCTATGCCTGGAACGAGGCACGGCAGGCACTGTTCACCGATCCCGACATGCGGGGGTTTGTGGAGGCGTTCGAATACAGCGCCATCCTCGATGACCGGACATCCGAGGTCTGCGAGGCCTTAGATGGAAAAATACAACGTGATTTCGGGAGTTTACAACCCCCAAATCATTTTATGTGTCGATCCCTCCTGATCCCGGTCACCACGGTGGACGAGTGGAACGGCAAGGAGGACACCATACCAGCGGATGTCAAACCACAGAAGGGGTTCATGTAACCCAGGAGGAGGCCCTATGATCACCCTGCGCACCATCACCACCATCGAGCTGTCGAACGCCTGTTCCCTGGCCTGTCCGTACTGCGTCAACCGCCTCATGCACAAGCACGGCCGGGAATATGGCATCATGGATGAGGCCACCTTCGATCGGTCCCTCTACTGGCTCCAGATGCTGTGCGACCTCGGCACCCAGGCCGAAGTGAACCTCAACGGCAACGGCGAGAGCCTCCTGGACCCGGACCTTCCGGCCAGGATCCGAAGGGTCAAGGACATCATGGGGGAGCGCCGGGTCTGCATGTGCACGAACGGCACCCACATGACCTATGAGATGGCTTGCAAGATCCGGGATGCCGGTCTCGATCAGTGCGACCTCTCCCCCCACTCGCCCTTCCATGCTCGTCAGGCGGCTATCGCCATGATGAAGGCGCAGCTCACGGGGATCATCAATATGGGGTCCATCGTCATGTCCCATAATTGGGCCGGGCAGCTCGAGGAGCACAACAGCATCGACATGGTCTTCACCACCAGGTGCGACCCTCTCATCGAGGGCCGGGGGTACATCCAGAGAGAGGGCGGGGTAAGTCCCTGCTGCTATGACTACCGGGGCCTCGGGCAGTACGGGACCGTGTTCGATGATGATCTACTGGAGCGGCCGATCAAGGCTTATTCCCTCTGCAAGACCTGTCACCAGATAATACCGGAAGAGATCCGGGAGGAGGTGGAGGCATGAAGATCTCCACCATCAACTCCATCGAGACCTCTTCCCTGTGTGACCGGAGATGCCCGTACTGCCCGGCCAAGGATCAGGGCAAGCACCGCACGACCGGCCTCATGGATATGGAGACCTTCGATGCTGCCCTCCTGTGGGTCCGCCACTTCTCGGTGAAGGGAACCCAGAGGGAGCTCAACCTGTTCGGCGTGGGCGAGCCTACGCTCAACCCCCTTCTTCCGGAGATGATCTCCAAGGCCAGGGCGGTCATGCCCCTGCGCCTGCCGGTCCACATCAACACGAACGGCCACTGGATAGACATCACCACGACCCTGCTCACCGAGGGCGAGCTGGACTATGCCAGGAGACTGAAGACGGCGGGGATCGATCACATCGACATTACCGGGCATGACGCTTTCAGGACGGCCAAGGCCATCAGGATCTTCCAGGCCGTGGGGATCTGCGGGAATCTCAGCTTCGACTACATCACGCAGCCGAATAATTGGGCGGGGCAGGTGGATTGGTTCAAGCCGGTCTACAACGCCGGGCCATGCCCGTGGCTAGGCAGGGGCCAGGTCATGGTCATGAGTGACGGAAATGTCACCCGGTGCTGTATTGATGCCTTCGGTACCGGCATCCTGGGAACCGTCCATGACCAGCTCGACACCATCGAGGCATCACCCTTCGCCTTGTGCGAGGGATGCCATCACCAGGTGGCCATGTAAGGAAATCATGACCTGATACGTTTATAACATAAGAAGCTGTCACCGGGTCTGATCAACCCGGACAGGTAAAAGGAAAGACAAGGCCGTGCGGGCCGCACACTGCACGGCCTTTTTCTTTCCACATGGAGGCATCAGAGAATGGCAGACGAACCGAAGCTCCATGAATTCGATGTTGAGGCATTCGCCGCCGGGACATGGAACGGCGACAAGTACACCGTGGAAGATCTCCAGGCCATGGTCGCCAACTTCCAGGCCCTGGGGGAAACCGTCAAACCCCCGGTGAAACTCGGCCACAACGAGAAGCAGCTCAAGGAGATCATGCAGGACGGTCAGCCTGCCCTCGGGTGGGTCAAGTCCCTGCGGTGCGTCAAGGACAAATTGATCGCCACCCTCACCCAGGTGCCGGATCTGGTTTACAAGGCCATCCGGTCCGGTCGGTACAAGAGGGTGAGCTCGGAGATCTACTGGAACTACAAGCAGGGCGGGAAGGTGTTCGATAAGGTCTTCGCCGGTCTCGCCCTCCTCGGAGCGGATATCCCCGCCGTGTCTACCCTCGCGGACCTGGAGGCATACCTCAGTCAATCCATGCGTGACGCATCGTTTGACCGTATCGCCTGCCATTCCTGGGAGATGGACGAGGGCGGGAACCAAATAAACTCCCACGATAAAGGAGATACCCATATCATGGACGAAAAGGAAAAGAAGATATTCACGGACAAGATCGCCGACCTCGAGAGCAAGATCGCCGAACTCACCCCGGAGGCGGCTGCATCCAAGACCTACAAGGCCGAGCTGGACAGCCTGAAGAAGACACTCTCGGACGGCAAGAAGGCCGCCCAGGAGACCGACCTCAAGGCGTTCTGCGAGGGCCTGGTCACCGCTGGCAAGCTCACCCCCGCATGCCGGGACATCCTGACCGACTTCGGCAAGCACTCGTACTCCGAGGACTCCGGCTACTCCATCCCGGTCTCCACCGTCATCGAGGCGCTCAAGACCTTCGAGAAGGCCGTCATCTCCTTCGACGAGAAGGGCACGAGCGACAAGAAGAAGGACGAGGGCGAGAAACATGTCTTCACCGAGGCCGAGGAGAAGGCGAAAGCCTACCAGAAGGAGAACCCGAAGGCATCCCTGGGCGAGGCTTACAAGGCCGTGTTCAACGCGGACAAGGAGCTCTTCGACCGCTACATGAAGGCGTCCACCAACACCGGCGCGTCTGACGAAGAGTAGGGGGGTGACGCATGGCGACTGAAAACAAAGTTCTCATTACCACCCTCACCGCCGGAGAGGATCTCTACGCTGACGGCTACCGCTACCATGCCATTGCCCTGAACGATGGCAAGCTGGCCGTGAACGGCGAGGAAGCGAGCGGCATCCTTCTCAACAAGCCGAAGTCGGGCGAGCATCTTGAGCTCGGCTACGGCGGGGAGATGATATTCGCCGCAGGGCAGGCCCTCACCGCCGGAGACAAGGTCACCGTGACCACCAGCGGGTGGTTCATGAAAGCCGATTCCCTCGATCCGGGCGACATCATCGTGGGCGAGGTCAAGGCGAACGTGACATCCGGTTCCCTCGGCACGGGGATCTTCTGGTTCCCGAGCGCCGACTACACGCCCCAGGGGTTCACGGCGAACATCGCTGCCAAGGACGCCATCGGGGCCGGGTATGCGACCGACCTCTACGCCGGGGCCGTGGCGGCCAACGGGTACGATGCGGACGCTGTGGCCCAGAACACCGTCTCATCCGGCGGCACGACCAACTTCCTCCTGCAGGGAGTCGGTGCTGGCAGGGTAGGGGCTCCGACCTCGGCGGGGAATAACCTCACAGTCACCACGAGCGGGTATTTCACGCCCACGGTGGGATCTGGCGGCATGATCGTGGCCAAGGCCATCTCTGCCATCGCCAGCGGGACCACCGGGAACCTCATATTCTACGGGCAGGCCGGGTACAAGGCCACGTCCTGGACGGCCTAACACCACGAAAGGAGAATCTGAAACATGGCGATAAAAGGCGACTTTCTTTCAGCCACCATCACGGCTGGTTCCGACCTGTCGGGCCTCCAGTATTATGTGGTGGCGCTCCATGACGGCAACCGGGCCATCAACGGGCATGAGGCCTGCGGCATCTTGCAGAACAAGCCCAAGACCGGGGAGGCGGCCCTTGTCGGCTATGTCGGCCTCATGAAGTACCGGGCAGGCGGTGCCATCACGCAGGGGAACAAGCTCGCCGTGGACTCGAACTCCACGATGATCAAGGCCGCCTCTGGCGACCTGATCAAGGGCGAGGCCCTCAACACCGTGACCTCCGGGTCCATCGGCATGGGCATATTCAGCTTCCCCTCATTCTTCGGTGTCGATTCGGCAACTGCCGCATCGTAACCACATCACGACACGAAAGGAGAACCATACTATGGCAGGCGGCGGATTCACCGGACATGATGTCCATATCGATGTGCCCCTCTCCCAGGTGGCCATCGCATACAACCCCAGGGGTTTCATCGCGGATCAGATCGCTCCCATGGTGGGAGTCAACAAGCAGTCAGACGGATACTACATCTGGGACATCGCTGATGCGTACCGGGTGGAGGATTCCAAAAGGGCACCGGGTGCTGAGGCGAACGTGATCGAGAGGTCCGTCAGCTCCGGGACCTACTTCGCCAAGAACTACGCATTCAAGGATCGCATCCCTTACGAGGACATCAAGAATGTCGATGCGGGGGCGATCTTCCTGGAGCGGCAGGCACGGGCGGAGTTCATCAAGTCCAAGCTGTACCTCGATTGGGAGCGCAGGGTTGCCCTGATGGTCACCTCCGGCTCCAACTGCGGGTCTTACGACTCCGTTGACTCGGGCTGGACCGATAAGCGGCAGAACTACTCCGACCCGCTCGGGTGCATCAACACGGCTATCCTGAACGTGGAAGGGCTTACCGGCGTGAGACCGAATTCCATCCTGTTCGGACGGTACGCATGGCACCTTTTCCGGCAGCACCAGGAAGTGAAGGACTGCATCTTCGGAACGGCCGGAGCTGCATCGGGCGGCCGGGTGGTCACCCTGGAGAACGTCAAGACGCTGTTCGAGGTCGAGCGGGCTCTCGTGGGCGGGGCGTACTACAACTCCGCAGACGAGGGGCAGGCGGCCTCGCTGGCCAGGATCTGGAACGACCAGGTGCTGGTGTATTACGCACCAATGGCGGCGTCCAAGACCGAACCCTCCTTCATGTACAGCTTCCGGTGGGATGCAGTCCCCGGCATGAACATGACGGCGGAAGTCTTCGATCTGCCCAGGAACAAGGCCGAGGAAGTCCAGCTCGGCTACTATCAGGACGAGAAGATCACGGCGAAGACGCTGGGCTTCTTGATCGTAGGCGTGGGGTCCTCGCAGTAGCGCAGGCTGCGAGTCAACCGGGACGTGGGGGGAGCACCTCCTCTCCCCCCACTTCATCAGGAGGTACAAGTTGACGAACGATGCGAAGCGGTACGGGCTTCATCCGAGCAACCGCAAGGAGAAGATGAAGCCCAAGGAGTTGATGGCGCTGCTCGATGGCCTCGGCGTTCCCTA